CATGCAAGAAATTGCAGCAAGTGGGAAAAAACCAAAAATTTCTGACGTACCAGATTGTGAGGGATCAGAAACATCTAATAGCCAGATACCATATTTGTATGATAACAGACCAATTCTTACAGGCAGTAAAGTAATTCTAAGTCTTGACGAATACGTACCAAGGCATGAATTGTTTCAGACGAAAGTAAATCATAAACCAAATGGGCGCAGGCAAAAATATGTTATTTCACAAATATATTCAGGAGAATTTCATGAAGAATTTTCAAAAGAATATCTTTCTAGGTTCTATATAAACTGTTTTTCCCCAAAGGATGAACCCATGTGGCACACTGATGCTGCTCCAGGAAAAGATTCTACTACTTGGATATACTTTCCAGACTATCGTTATGATTTAGAAGAAGGTGGAGAAACACAATTTATTTTGGATGACGAAATTTATGGAATTATTCCACAACCAAATCGTATGATTTCATTTCCTGCACAGATTCTTCATAGAGCAACATCATTGAGAACAAGATATCGTTTTACTGTTGCTATTAAATACGATTTTACTCAACATAGATAATATAACTCTTTAGATAACATGGGTAAGAAAATTGCTATTGTTGGTGCTGGAAATGCTGGATGTATTTCTGCACTACAACTATACTTTTTAAAAGAAGAAGAACAAGGTGATGTTATTGGTGAGATTGAAATCTATCATGACCCAGATCTTCCTATTGAAAGAGTTGGTCAGGGATTACAATTAGATACTCGTACTACAGTGTTTGATTGTCTTGGTATGAATTGGATTGACAAAAACCTCATCAATGCAACTATCAAACAAGGGATAAACTATGAGGGTTGGGGTAAAAAGAATCCTAACTTTTTTCATGCTTTTGGTGGTGGTGAGGTAGCAGCACATTATATTCCATCTTTACTATCTCAGGAGACATTAAAGTCTGGTCTATTCAAAGTTGTTGAAAAGAATATAACTGATATTGACAATCAGGTTGATGCTGATTATGTAATTGATTGTCGTGGAACTCCAGATGTTCTTGATGATAAGTATGAAATTCTTAGAAATCCATTGAACTCTGTTATTCTTGCAAAAGAAGATGGTAGAGATATAGATTTACTTTATACTCGCCATGTTGCCACACCAAACGGTTGGACATTTATCATTCCAAATCATGATAGTGTATCTTATGGATATCTCTACAATAGTGATATTACAAGTAGAGATGATGCTGAAAAGGATATGATCGGTCGTTTTGGTGTAGAACCCGATGCTAATCTATCGTTTCAAAATTATGTTGCTAAAGATATTTGGGCAGATGAAAGAACATTACTGAATGGTAATCGGTATTCATTTATTGAACCTATGGAAGCAACTGCATCAAGTGTTCATGCAGATGTTGCTCAATCCTTATATGCAATGTTAATTGATGAAATTTTTCAGAGTGAAGTTAATCCACACATGAATAAGCATGTCAAGAGGTGTCAAGACTTTATTCTCTGGCATTATAAAACTGGTTCAATTTATGATACACCTTTCTGGAAACATGCATCTAAATTAAAATACTCGAAGAAAAAAGACATCGAGAATTATATTGAGAGTTCAAAAAATGCTCCCAGAATTACCCCTGATGCAGAAGACGAAAACGACGAAGATTTTGGTCAATGGGGACCACCTAGTTTCAAATGCTGGTATGACAACACGAACTGAAGTATTTCCTGTAACTATATTCAAGTCTAAAGTTCTTAATAACGAGACTTTGAAAGAAACTCTAGTTCCAAACATTCTAGATTCTCTAGATGAACTAGAAACCCCAGAAGACTGGGTAACAAACAAGATTCTGACATCCTTTGATCAAGAACTAGATTTTATTGAAGACAATCGAGAAATTTTATTGAACAATTATCATCATACTATTGATGAGTTCTTCGATAAAGAATATGGATTAAACTTCACTGACCTCTGGTATAATGTATATCAAAATGGTGAGTATCAAGAGATTCATGATCATCTATACTCAAAGTTGAATCATTCACACTTCTCATTTATACACTTTCTATCATATGATAAAGAACAGCATCAACCCCCTGAGTTTGCTGACCCATTAAGGGCGATGAGATACCTGAGTCTTGAGATGGATTCAAATAATTGTGGAGAAATATATGTTCCACAGGTAGAGGAGGGGGACTTGTTGATGTTCCCATCATATCTACAGCATTGTGTACCACCTGGCAAACCAACTGAGAAACCACGAATAACAATTTCATTCAATGCCATCGTAACACAATACGATGACGAGCGGAGAATTTACTGAATGGGGTCGCATGACCCCTTTTTTCATGCTATACTGTCTTCAGTTCAAACCAAACCAGTGACCATCACCCTTCGCCCACACCAGCAAACTGCGGTTGACGCAATGCTGGAGCATGACAAAGGACAGGTCATCATTCCCACTGGTGGCGGCAAAACCATCTGCATGATTCAGGACTACCTAGACCATGAGTATCTTGGTTGTAGAACCACGGTGGTTGTTGCTCCCCGTATCCTTCTGGCGGAACAACTCTGCAAAGAGTTTCTGGAGTTGCTTCCTAAGGATTATATGGTCGCTGTCTACCATGTTCACAGTGGTGAAACTGAGCACTTTAGCAGCACCAAACCTGCACGGATCTACAACTGGCACAAGCAAGCATATAGCAATCAACTGATTTTTACCACCTATCACTCTCTCCATCGTATTCAGGAGAGTGGTATTCATATTGACACGATTTATTTTGATGAAGCGCACAATTCTGTCCAGCGTAATTTCTTCCCTGCCACTGAACATTTTTCTAATAACGCTAACCGCTGCTATTTTTTCACTGCTACTCCTAAACACTCTGCTACCATCTTCAAACCTGGGATGAATGATGCAGAGGTGTATGGCAAGGTCATTTGTAATGTTCCAGCACCTAAGTTGGTTGAAGAGGGTTTCATTCTCCCTCCTAAAGTTGTTGTGAAGCAACTGCCTCAGGGAGACTACAAACAGTCTGATTGTAAGAATTTGCTTGATACTATTGATGATAACTCTCTGAACAAAATCCTGATTGCTGCACGTTCTACTAAGCAGATTGTCAATTTGGTTTCTAAGAGTGACTTTTGCGCTGAACTTCGAGTGCGTGGATACAACTGGATGTATATCACTAGCAAGACGGGTGCTATTATCAACGGCAAAAAAGTATCCCGTGAGCAGTTCTTCAAGACTCTGAATCAGTGGGGTCAGGATGATACTCGTTTTGTGATCATGCACCATTCTATTCTCTCTGAAGGCATCAATGTTAAGGGACTTGAAGCAGTATTGTTCATGCGTAATATGGACTATATTGGTATCAGTCAGTCAATCGGTCGTGTAATCCGTCTGGGAGGCGCTGAGAAGACCTTTGGACTGGTATGTGTTCCAGTCTATGATAAAGTGGGTATTGGCACTGCTCGCAGTGTTCAGGCAGTGGTTGACACTGTATTTGAACAGGGTGAACCTGCCATCAGCGTTGTCAAACGCTGACCTTTCTGCTATACTAAAACCGTTCAGGAATCAAACCATGAAGTGCAAAGTCCAACTGTTCAAAGCAGGTACTGTTTTTGAAGAGGTTGTAATTGCTGTTGACTACTCTGATGCGAAACGAGTAGCACTCGCTCGCAATCCTGGCGCTACAGTAGTAAGTGTCAATGCTATCTTTGGATGAGTTTTCTAAAACCTTTCATTCCTTTTCCATCTATTTTTGATCCCAAACCCAAGACTCCATTGGGTTACATAACTAATGATGGACTTTGGGCAGCAATTCCATGCGGCAAGAAGTTCATGATTATACATAATGGGAATCAAGTAAAAGTGCTCAACACTTACAAACAATCTGTTGATTTCATCAACAACCAACGGAAAACCATTAAAAAGAAGTCACGCAAATGACCGATCAAAAACACGAAAAACGTAAAGACGCTCTCGGTCTTTTTTATGAGAGTGTCCTGAAACCAGATCATGAACTTCGTCAATGTGCTCACAATCAGGAGTGTTTTAATGAGTTGATGGAATGGCGAGAAGAAATTGTTCGCTATCTTGATAGTCGCAGGAATGAGGAGTTCCACTGATGG